CAAGTACACCCGCCGTCAGCAATAATATGTCCACCAAGCCCATGCGCCGCATCAGCGCACTCAATGATCGCAGAAAGTTGCGGGTAGCCAACCCCAGTCTGTATCCTAGTTGTGCATACCGATCCTGGCCCGATTCCAACTTTGACAATATCTGCTCCTCGTAAAATAAGTTCCTGTGTCATATCTGCGGTAACAACATTACCTGCAATGATTGTTTTTGAAGGATATGTGTTACGGACCTTTTCTACGAAATCACCGAACTTGTCACTATACCCATTAGCAACATCGATACAAATAAATTTTAGTTCAGGATAAACATTTAGTATTTGCTGTAACCTAGACCAATCTGAATCTGAAGTTCCTGTGCTAACGGCAAAACTACTTGCACGATTTGTATCTTCGATTAAAGTTTGGAAATTTTCGATGCTGATATTTTTTGTCAGACAAGTAAACATTCCATGCGTATGAAGAGATACTGCCATTTCGATAGTGCCTACACCATCCATGTTAGCAGCCATGATGGGAACGCCTGTCCATTCCCATCCTGAATGCTTGAACTTAAAAGTACGATTCAAATCGACTTCTTTGCGACTGGATAATGTGCTACGCTTGGGGCGTATCAACACATCCTTGAAGTCTAATTTGACATCTTGTTCGATGCGCATTTATTAAGCCTTTGCTTCCTTACGGGCGTTCTTAGTTGCTGTGATCTCGTTACGGCGTGCTTTGACAGCCTTAGCCAATTCACCAAGAGCCTTACGGGCGCGAGTGCCGGCAGCGTTATTGCCCTTCTCAAACTTCTCATGCTCTGCTAAGTATGCTTCCAAATGTGTGTTAATATCGTTATGTGCGCTCATATTTTTTCTCCTATTAATATTTCGCTTCTCTTGTATGATTACGATAATCCGTACTCATACGCAACCATTGCTCACCCTTGCCCTCAAGGATGTCGCATATTCTATCTATCGTTTTATCAGTCCAGTCACTAATTTTACCCATATACGGACTTGGATTATAGATCGCATGATTCATCTTGTTCAATGCGTCAATCTTTGACCAAGGCACATACATGCGACTATGATCATTGGCGAAAGTCTCTGGGAAACTGCGATATGCAGGATAGATCACATTACAGCCCAATGCATCTGCTTCGCTGACTGTGTTACTCACCCAGTCTTGTAATGCACAGTTGAACAATACACGGCTATCGTTCAACAAATCATAGTATTCGTTCTTGTCGAGATCACTATAGATTTTGAGTTTTCCTTGTCGTTCGAGGTTTAATGTTCGATCCATGTATGAACTGTTATTGCTACGCAACTTTGCACCGCTTAGTAATGCAAACTCTACATCACCATTATAAACGCTTGTGTATTCTTCTATGATATCCATGAAGAAGTCGGGCTGTTTTTCTTGATCCCATCGTGCGGCAAATACAACTCTACGCTTGCGATTATCGAAAGGCTTGATAGATTTCACACGGCTACGAACTTCTTCTTTGCCAAATGCAAGACCACTGATATTATAGATCGGAGCCTTCCAGCCTGCGACCTTCATATGCATTACCATCTCTTCATTGCTAGCAAGAACACCATCAACGAATTCATTGACCATCTCTTCATACTTGCGCATGAAGCCTTGCATATCCCATACATGCAAGAAGTCATCTGGATCGATTGTCTGTGCTAGACAACGAACATATACCTTAGGACGAAACTGTTTAGGTACTTGCTTGAGAATATATGGGATACTGTCGATACCTGAAGTATACATATCCTCGAAATAGATCACATCTTCATTAGTGACTTCCCCGATCTTCATCAGTCTGACAAGTTCAGCCATCTGTGTGAGGCTATAGAATGTGCGACCATGTGCGTCTAATACTTGACCTGTCACGATGTTCTGATCGCTAGTCAATGTCTGACCATGTACTAGATGATAATTGATATTTCTTTTATTGAATACACTAACATTCCAGTCTTGTAACTGTAATGTATATCTTGCCTTGTAGGGCTCTAAGCCCATATAAAATAATTTACGCATCACGCCTCTCTATGTCTGATTCTATACATTCTGAACCATATTGTACTTCAAGTATATGACAGGGTTCAGCATAATTATTCTGACCTTGATGCCATACATTTTCACCAACAATATATTCTTCATTGGTATATTTTGTAACTTTTATTATACTACCTTTGAATTCTGTTACAACATCGCATTTACCCTTAAGTATATACCAATGCTCACTACGCTTGAGATGCCTTTGCATACTCAATTTTTGTCCGGGTTCGATGACTAATTCTTTTACTTTGTAATTGGGCTTGTCATCTAGGATTCTATACCAGCCCCATGGGCGTATAGTTTTTGGATTCTTCCATCCTTCTAATATCCAACTACTACTATTTGCTTTATTGAAACCGCCTACACCAAATTCAAATGATAAGTTATCATCTTTGTGATTCATCTCAGGGATGTTTTCTTTAGTGCGATCACCGCCATTGGCAAAAATGATGTGTGCGTCTGGGTATAGTTGACGGACATTTTTGATGGCTTCTATGCTAGAATCGTCATTATCATTATACAATAAACAATGATCTACCATTTTTAAGTTTTCTACTATTGATACTCGCTCGGTGATAAGCATGAAAGGTCTGCCTTTCTTGCGTGTAAGCCAAAGATCAGAATTGACCCCTACAACTAGTTTGTCCCCTAGTTGTCTAGCGGCTTTGAAATATTCAATATGCCCAGAGTGAAGGGGGTCGAAACCCCCTGTCACTAAGACTACATCAAGACGGTCTTGCATCAGCCGCCCAGTTGTCCTTTGCTGGCTTACCGGCTACAAATTTACAAAACTGACGATAAGCAAAACTGCGCTGACTATAGAGGTCAGACTCGTCAAACTTATACCCGTAGTCCTTACAGAACTCCAAATAATTTTCAAGGTCATTGAAAATTTGGTTGATACGGTTGTCCCTTTTGTTGTCAAACTTAGCCATTAGTAACTCCTATTTTTGTTAAAGTTGAACACAAGTTATTATACAATATTTTATTATCACATAACAACACTTTAGGAACACAACTTAGACTACCATGCTTTGCATGGGTCTGGTCGTGTTATACGCGATAGTAGCACCGTTCTCACCATCTTCCGACACGGTAATTTCTACATCGCGGTCTGGATAACGACTAGCGATTTCCTCATATAAATCATCACTAATCATCTCGCAACTCTTGAAATTCAATTCAAGCGTACCACCTGCATAAAGGTTTTCTAGCCAACGCTTGAATTGAATAAATTCGATATCTCTGTCATTATGAAATACTTGAATACCCACATTAAAATGAAAGATATGACGATGTGGGTTAGCCAAAAACGACACATCATATTCGCCGGCAGTACACAGATTAGGGTCTGTTGCGGCTGCAGGATACTTATGAATACCTTCTTTTCGAAAGGTCACCCATATCATTCTTTTCGCATTCTGTTTAATGCGACCACGCTTTTCTGCCATTGCTAATACTACTTGTTCCATTAATAACTCCTGTTAAGTGTTGCCCATGTTAACCATTGATGAAAGGCGTTATATACCTTTTCTGCTTCTTTCTCGTCCTGCTCAATCTTCACACCGCGCACATAGAAACCATCTTCTGCTACGCGCAACATCTCGGTCATGCTAGAGTTCAACGAAATGCTATTTGTATTATCGGTCGTCGTCAAGATTGACTCGCTCATAAGTTTCTTCCCATTCAAGTTTACGCAATCTACGAAGGTCGTTAATGATCTGCGCCATCTTTTCTAGGTCCTTTTTATCTTCGCTTTGCTCAAGTTGTTTTAGTTTGGCTTCAAGAATACGAATTTGATTAGAATAAGACATATCAATTCTCCAGATTCTGTGACATGAGATCGTCAGTATCATCCTCTTGCTCATCGTCAACAGTATTATTTTCTTCTACTGTAAACAATTGATCGAACATTGTCAAGGCATTAACTGTCCGTTTTCCGCTAAAGCCCTGGCTACCTGACTTCATTTGCATCCAGAACTTATCATACTTATCGATGAGGTCTAAACTTTTCTGTCTGTCTTTTAAAGAAAAAATCTCATCGACCAAAGTACCGAAATGAATCTTCTCAAATGTCTCATTCATGACCATGCTAGGTACTACGCCATTATCATACTGACGATTACCTTCTTGCACGGCTGTGATATGTTGATATACATTATGTGCTTGCAACAATGTATAACTCAATGTATCCCAACTCGTCTTTGTCTCTTTACCATGCGCACCCAAGAATCCATGACCGCGATAACAAAGGTCCCTGATCATCATCCGATCAGTGATCGGACTATCTTGGAAGGTCTTGTGTATACCATCAGCCAATACAGCGTCACTGAATTTCCGATTATCTGTTGCATAATCTTTGTTTTCAGCCGTCTTTTCCATGCTGTATGACCATTTGGTATCGTGTTCGATATTATTTTGAAAGTACGCTAGACCTTTAGCCGCGCTAAAGAATGGGCTTGCGCAGTCAAAAGTAATCTGCAAGTTTGGATTGTGATGCTTACGAATCGCTCGTTGAATATCGCTGAACAATACTGCATACTCTAAGATACTAGTACCAAGACAGTGAATCAAGTCGTGCTTACCTGGCTCAAGCAATCCGTCATGGATTATATTGACAAGACGCTTTAACATCAAGTGAATATCGATCTTATTCTGACCACCAAATGCCCAACCATTGAAATGATTCTTTGGATAGACTTTTGGATCGCAGTATTTCTTCATCTCATCATACCACTGATCGCTCTGTGTATGAGTCAAGCCCTGCAATACATTCAAGAACTTACATTCACCATTTCGATTATTGATGAAATATTCATTATTAATATGTGTGGCTTTGACAGCATCATCGATAGTGCGAATACCATGCTTATCAAATAGATGTTGATTACGGATAGTCTGCGAGGGCACATCAAGACACATACCATAATCCATGTATGTATCCATCCACTTGAGTACAAGTTGTCGTTGCTTCATGGCTTTAGGACAGTTAGGATCTTTCCAGTCAGCGGGCCATTGACCCTTCATGATCTGGAAACCACCTGAGTCACCTAGCATGAAAGTACCTTTCTCACGCTTGCGAATGATGCTCTCAGCAGGGTCATCGACAGTAGTATCTAAGTTAGCATGACCTGCACTATACAAACCCCATTTGTAAGTATACAAGCCTTTCTTGCTATTCAACAAGTTCAAGCATTCAACATCACCGTTGAAGCCTACTGGAATACGCTCAGGCGGAAAGTAATTCTGGCCCTCTCGTTGCTTGCCTAGTCCCGTGATAAAGAAACTAGACATCGCAGGCAAGAACAATGCCCATTCACTGTTATGTTGTTTTGATAGATTCATCTTGTACCAATTTAATTATGATATCTAATTTTTCCCTAGCATCTTTCACGGCAGGATACTCTTTAGCAAGTTGTTCGATCTTAGCATCTTCTGCCATCTTTTTCTTAGCCCATTCAAGTACTGATTGAATTTGGGGGTCAGAACTTAATTGTACTGTATTGTCGATGCGCATCCATCCGCCATTGTACGAACTATTGTTGTTATCACAAACTTCAAAACACTTAGTAGCACCGTTCCAGCGAACTTGTCCAGTAGTGCTTGGCAGACTGTAACTATTATCAATCTGCCAAACTAAAGGATAACTGCTTTGCTGTATCTTGATCATTTCGCCTGTGCTGGAAGTAGATAACGATAAGTCGCAAGACCGCTATCAACTGTGATCTCAGCGGCACCTTGATCACTGATACGAACAGTCTTCTCACCTGGCAGATCCATGATCGCCAAGAATACTTTGACTGGCCACTGCCATGCACGATTCAATGTACCACCTACATCAGGATGAAACACAAAGTTACCTGAGTGTGTGCTTGCATCACCGAAATAAATCTTAAGATCATTCTTATCAGTCTTAGTGATGAAGTGCTGTTCTTCACTGTTAGCCTGCGCCTGCTTCTTCAATCGCATGATACCTGCGATAGTAGGTTCGAATTCGACATCCCACTTAGCGCCTTTGAATGTGAAGTTCTTGATCTTTTCTTCAACGATAGCCTTGCTCATCAAACGATAGTCATTGATGAAGTCACCGACCTTAGTCTCAAAGTGAATAGCACTAGGGATGCCATCTTTGTTATTAGTGACATTGATCTTAGCATTGTCATCGTAATCATCAAAACCAAGAATAGTTTTGAGTTTAGCGAGATTAGGCATACCAAATGTGCCTACAAAATCTGCTAGTGGAGATTTGAGTGTGCCTTCAACGACAACGCTCTTATCCTCTGCTACTGCCGTGATGACAGTCTGCTTATCAGTACCAACGACCTTGATAAGATCGATGACACCAAGTCCATGTGTATATTGAATCAAGTCTTGTAAATTATCCTTCATGTTTGCCTCTCGTAAGTTATTTAGGAATGCCTATAGTGTATAATAGTGGATTTTATTGTGCAAGTCAAGTTTTTGTTAACCGAAACTGAACAAATCATCGAAAGTAGAATTCGTATCGGTATTATCTCTTAGATCCCAATCCAATACGCCCAATAAGTTTTCAATCTTCTTGTCTACTAATGTTGCTTCCATAGCACTATCATCAAATGGAAGTTCTGTGAACCAAGTTGGGAGCCTTAGTTCGTCAGTGGGATATGCGATACTAGTGAAGCCGATAGGATTAGGCTTGAGTTTACACACAATAACCTTCATGCCATCTATCATCTTCATGCTATAGTTGTCGCTGTTAGCCTTGCGCAGATAGTTCCAGTTCAATGCCGCGCGAACATGTCCGGGCATATTTGCTTTACCAGTCTTGCTGTTAGCCTCGAGGTCGCCATACATAGTGAGTTTGTTCACAGATTTAGGGCTACCCTTAGTCCAACTATCTTGCTTGCCAAGTTCAATCTTGAATTGTTTGATGCGTTCGATCACATCCTCTCTGGTCTTACCATGAAGGACCATCTCAAGCACTTCGAACAAAAAGTCTTGAACATATCTAGGAGTATCTGCTCGTTTCAAGTCAAGACCCATAGCCTTGATCTTGCCTAGTTTGCCATCTTTGTCTAGTCGCTTACCTTCTTTGTCAAAGATGTTGACAGCATAACGCTTTTTAGTGATGAACAAACTGCGATCACCGATCAACTCACGACCTGCCTTGATCACGCACATCCTTCTAGGCACATGGAATGCTCTTTCCATAAAACTAGGGAAACTCTCGTTTGCTTGCTCGGCGATATTGTCATAGAGTTGGACACAAAGTTCTTTATTCCACTCCATCTCACCGTTCTGTATTTGCGAATTCAGAATGGGCCATGCTGTGAAATAACAACTATCAGTATCGCCATATACGATAGCATCGCCATAAAAATCATACTTACCGGTCACGATCTCGTTGATCTGTGCGCTCATATGCTTGACGATCTGACGACCACATAATGTGACGCTCTGACCGATGCGCTTATCATAGAATCGGCAATGCTCGTTCAACAATGCACCATATGCACTGTTAAGCAAAATCTTACGAACCAACTGACGCTTATCCCAATATTCGATATCTTCTTTCGTCTTTGATTCTTTCAATTTCTTCTGCATATCTTTACGATCACTATACCAGCGAGTCAATAGACCGGGAATCACACCCTCGCTATCTGATCTAAAGATCGTGCCGTTCGCTGATAAGATATATGGCTTGTTGCTGTCGTAGATCAATTTCCATACTTCAGCCGCGCTCATCTCTACGCTCTCGCCACTCTCAAAGTCAACTGTGAGCATAGTGCCGCGCTCTTGCTTCATGATGGCTTCATACTCTAGTGTGCCAAACAAACCTTCCCAGAGCAATGAACTCATCTCAAGGTCGTCATCTGCATCATAGTTGCGTTTTTCGCTGGCGAGATTTCGTGCTTTTTCTGTTAGATATTGCTCAGTCAATGTCTGACGAACCTGCGCAACGATAGTCTCAGGAGCCATATTGAGTGTGCGAATAGCACTAGGATACAGACTGTTGATGTCAACTGCCCCTACCCATTCATGTATGCCTTTCTTTGGCACAGCAACATATGCACCTGCCGCTGCCATCTCGCTGTCACCACTATTTCTTTTCTTATCAGGAACCATGAGTCCACGCTCATGCGCTTCGTTCATGATAGCCATCTCAATCATTGCCACAGAACCCATGACAGTTGGCAATAATACAGTATTCTCATGCGCCAGTGCGTTAGCAAGATCAAGGAACTTGAGTTTGTTATGGATCTTGACAAGCAACATCGTATCCTGACGATTGTACTCTAAGAACTTTTTAAAGTCTTTATTGTACAATTGGTCAAGAGTACCTTCATACTGCGTCTTACGCTCACCAACTTCCATCTCACCGATAGCATCAAGGCTATAACTATGACGGCTCTCATAGTTGTACTTCTTATACAACTGTAGATAGTCCATGTGTACGCGACCAACAAGGTCGAATGTCGTTTCCTCTTTACCGAAACGCTCATACACTCTTGGCTTAGGCATTTGACCGAGCAAACAGAATTTGCGTGTATCGTCTTTGCTCATCACCCTAGTCACACGATTGACCATGTAAGGAATATCGTATCCTTCAGAGTTCCAGCCAGTGAGAATGTCAGCATCTTTGATTAGTTCAAAGAATGTTTCAAACATCTCAATCTCTGACCTAAACAATATAGTATTCTCAAAGTCTTTAGTGAGGTCATGAGCAGTCTCATCGCTCATGTGTTTAGGCGGAATCGCAAGAGTGACAAGTGTATCTTGCCAATCTAAGTACATTGAGATAGCCGTTACTGCATTGAATGGATCACTTGTTGGGCTGAATCCTTTCTCAGGGTCAAAGTCTACCTCAATGTCAAAGAAACATGTATGGAGTTTTGGAGGCTCTGCGCCGAGATAGTTTTCACTCAGGCAGCGGAACACCACATTTATGTCCGATTCGTACAGTTTCTTATTGCTATGAATTCGTTTTTCTTTTTCAAACTCAGTACGCTTCCTTGTGCTGAAGCGTGTGATGGGTTCGCCATACAGGCTACGATACTTACCTTTAGGATCAGTATAGTAGAATGTATAATTGGCAGGAAATTCATTGTAAGTACGCTTGCCGTCTGGCTGTCGTTCTACAACGAATATCCTATCACTATCTCTATCGTGGATCGCGTCTACATATGACATCTATCTACTTATAATCCTCATTAGTTAAAAAGACTTTTACCAGTCGTCCAATCATAGCGAACATGATCGACACGCTGAGTATAAGTATTGCCATTCTTCTGGCTAATCAAAATCGCATAGTTGCCATCACCGATCACAGTCAAAATACCGACTGGTAAGTTTTTCGGATAACTGATCTCATTGAAATTGCCCTTGCAATCGTTCAACAAAATCCTAGTAGGCATCGCACTATCATTTAGATTTACTTGACCTCTATGTAACAAAATGTCTGCACACTTATCGTTATTAATATCAGCAAATTCAATTGTATCATAATGTGTGTAATTTTTGCTAGACACATGGGTAAAATTTGTTCTAGTTTTACTTTCGTCAGTAAACCCATTGCCATTATTGATCAATATCTGAAGGCTAGCACCTCGATAATAACTGATATCTTGGCCATTCTCGCTAGAATTAGTAGCCAAAGATATGATATCTTTGCGACCATCGTTGTTGATATCAACTACGATAGTATCTAAATGTATGGTGCCTACTTCCATATACTTAGTATCTGTACTATTCTTTTTATAAGCATATCCTGCACCATATGGTCCTACAGGAAGTTCCATCATGCGTGTGCTAGAAAAATTGCCTGCGCCGTCGTTCAACAACACTATGCTAGATTTAGTTCCTGCCATAGCCATCAATACGATATCTTGATGACCATCATTATTAGCATCGATCAATGCACTAGAAGTGAACAATAAGTTTTCCCACTTCTTGTTTGACGAATCAGTAAACCTCTCTAAGATATTTTTGTGAGGACCAAACATGTCGCTAGGAAATCTATTGCGATCTACTTTATAGTTTCCATTGCTATCGCCCATGATGAAGAAGGGACTTGAGAATACTAATGAAGTCACAAACGCATCAGGCAAATAATCACCATTGATATCACCTGCGCTAGCGTGGTGAGCAAAGGCTGTGATGTTGTTATTGATCTTTGATAACTTATATCCATTAGGAGTATAAGTCAATACTTGTGACATCTCTCCTGTATAACCTGTCTGCGCAGGTAGACCATTGACATATGGGTCTTGACCTGCGGCTGCTACCAAAATATCGATGCCGCCATCACCATTGAAGTCGCTTGCTACGATTCGATTGACAAGAGTGGGACTATAACCTTCAATGAAGATAGATTTATCTTGTTCAAAACCACCGTTCGATTTTGCCAAGAAAAATCTAACTGGGCTACTTCCGGTAGTCACATTAGAAAATGCTGATACAGGATCATAGCGCAGAAAGATATCTTTCAATCCATCTTTATTGAAGTCCCCGATAACCCATCGTGGGTTCTCACCACCGTCACCTGCATCATATGATGCACCAGTGAAAATAGTTAATGGGTCTTTAGATGTAGCACTTGATTGTGCTGTAGAGATCGTCGTGGGTGTAGTGTCAGAGCCACCGCCACCGCAACCCGCGATCAGTAAACTAACCGCGATTGAGACTGATAAATTACGCATACCCAAACCTCAGGGTGAGTTGAACATATTGTTATAATAGCAGATATGGGTATGCGTTGCAACCAACATTTACCCAAATTAGAGAGTCTTACCGACAGTCTCTAGGATAGTGTTGAGTTCTTCGTTTTCTTTATTAGTCTCGCCCAAACGCGACTTGTATGCTACCCGAATTGCTTTCTTAAGAATGCTGGGCTTGACTTCAAGTTCGTCTGCGATGGCCTTGACGGTATCTGCCAATCCCTCGTTAAGGGTCTCGACTTCTTGCATGACGGCCATACCCTCATTGATGAGTTGGGTCAGTTTGATCTTTGCTTCGTTATTAAAAGTTCTACTGGACATAAAATCTCCTATGCTCTAAGTAAAGAACAAGTATATACTAACCATGCAATCAAGTCAAACATTTTGCGAAAGGAATTTGCAAGATTGGGTAATTCAGCAATACTTAAGTTTCAAAAAGACAAATTCTTCTTCGGTCATTACTATGATCACATCATTATTTTTAGTGACCTTAGTCTTATAACCATTTTTTATTAATAGATTAGAAAATTCTCTTGCTATATTTGGTCTACTAGAGAAAGAATCAACTAGCGTGAATATGTTCAATGTTTCCTCCCGCCAGTTATCTTTCATCCATTCTAACAACCATTTATTTTTATTCAGGCTGACAAGCATCTAAGATCATTCTCTTCACTACTTTTTCGATGCCCGGATTCACATGATATGTATGAGGCACTAAGTGCTTGCGGATATAATTACGCATGTACTTGTCATCTTGGTTGCTAGTGTCTTCACACCATTCAAGACCTTTGCGCTCACACCAACTTACCAGTTCAGTCTTGGCTGTCAGTAAGAAAGGTCTGATTACATTGTTGCGTGTGTCGGGAATCACTTTAGGATCGCCGTGCATCGCAGACCAGATGTATGTTTCTACACAATCATTAAGATGATGTGCTGTCACCACAGTCTCAAACTTGCGCAAGAACTTATAACGCTCATCACGCCAATGTTCTTCCATGCTTTTATTAGCAGGCTTTTGTTTGTGAATGAACCCTAGATATAATGGGAGATTTCTATCTGCGCAGAATCTTTCAACGAACTTCAATGCTTTCTCGCTATTGTCAGTACCATGATGAAAGAATGCACAGGATACTTCATGGTTGCGATTTAGAAAGTCTACAGCGGCGACGCTATCAACGCCACCGCTGAATGCAACTGTTAGATTTCTGGGTAATTTTTTGAGCAACCTTATCATGTGATAAGATTAACAGAAAAAATGGGTATTGTCAATAGTTTTAAACTGTTACTACAGATTTTTCTACTGTGATACCGTTGTCTATCAGATAGCGGCCCCAAATTTGTAAAAACTCCGGGTCACCTGCAAAGTTCGGGCTCTCACCCTGACTTTCTGCTAATTTTGCTTCATCAGCAAATATCATTTCACCTGCTTCCATATTTACTGATACAGCCTTGCTAGCAACGAAATCGTTGTGACGCTGTTTCGCCGCTTCAAATGCTGCGAACTCCTCAGTAGATAGAACTTCTTTAGCCCAATCATCGATTAGTACAAGAGTTGCACCTTGTGCAGGGACTAAAGTTAAAGTATGTTTCACTGCCATTTTATTATCTCCTTATTGGAAAATTTTATTATTTTCTTTTCCGTATATTTTGATATACTTTCCAGCAAGCATATCAGCCATCGACTCTATCGCACTGCCTGGATAACTATCGCCATTACTCACCATATCTAATTCACCTTGTCTTACATGAACTAATTCATGAAATACCGTGCGCAGTATATCTACAAGGTTGCGATTTTTCGCATAGACCCATATCTTATCATCACCTATGATGTGTCCACCTGTATGATGATTAGTTTGTGCTTCTTCTGTGTCCATGCTTAATATGATTTTAGGTGGATTTTTGATGTGCAATTTCTCACAAGCCCAGTCTTTAAACTTCTCTACCTCAGTAGACAGTTCATCACCTTCGTTGATACTTTCACCGCCACCATCTCCACCGCCAGCATCACCCTCACCACTGCCCCCAAAATAGGCAAATCCTGGGAAGAAATATCTTCCCAACTTTATTTTCTTATTACGCTTCTTTTTGCGTTCTGTGATGAATTCTGTGGCTCGCATTAGAGTATTTATCGGTTTTTATTGCCTACGCGCACATAAAATTGCTTTGGATTTTCTAGTTTATGGATGATATTTGCTAGTTTCTGTGCGTATTTGTAGTCATAGGTGACTAATATGATTCGCTCAGTATTAGTCACCAAATACCTGACTGGCTCTAATGGAAGAACCAGCGTTTCTATTATTTTGCGAGTGGGTTTTCCCATGCTTTCTTGATCTTGTCGTCTACTTTCTTTTCTAGTTCTCTCAACTTAGCATCAGTCTCGCGCTCTATGTTTCTGATTCTAGCCTGTAGATCACGCTCAGTATCACCTAATCGTTTGTCGCTATTGTTGACGAAACTTCGGGTGTCACGGTCTAACTCACGACCTCTGCGCTCTGCGGCATCAACTGCTGCCTCTACACGGTCTATGTCTGCTTTAAGATCGCTTCTCACAGCACGAACCATATCCTGATTTTGCTGTACTAATATGACTATGCTTTCTTGAGTTTTTTCTATCTTAGTCAATCGTGTTTCTACCCCAGTAAAATCAGGGCTGACATAATTAGCGATAGCATCCTTCATATTCATATAATCTTTATAGAATTCAAATGTCGCATAAAGACCACCTAGTACTGATGATAATATACCGGCTGCTATCATTAACTTAGCCGGAGTAAAAGCATAACCACCGATACTAATAACTGTGTTTTCGCTAAGATATTTTTCTTTAGCGGCTTCTA